TTACCGGGCTCGCATGTCCGCGACCTCCGCAAGACCAAGGGCAACGGTCCTTGGTCGAACGGTCCCAGGAACGGTCCCGTCCTTCACGTCAACGTCTCCAAGGTCGGCACCCCGATCGACTTCTTCGCTTCGGGGCCGCCGTGGAATCCGAACTACGTCTGCCCCAACTGGCAGATCTACAAGAGCCCGGGCGACGGTGGATCATGGTCGCTCCTGCCATTCAACTGGCAGCCCTGGTGTCAGGCCGATGGCAACACGTGGGGTCCGGCGATCGAGACCGCCGGTATGCCCGGCGAGATCATGACCCAGTTCCAGGTTGACGAGATCGCACGCATCTACACGATCGGTCAGGCTGAATGGGGTTGGCCGCTCGTCGTCACCGACTCGACCGGCAAGCGAGGCTTCGGCACCCACGTCATGGGTGGCATCACTTGGGGCGGTCATACTTGCCCAGGTCCCGGCCCTCGGGCTGGCCAACGTCAGTCCATCCTCAATCTCGTAGGAGACGATATGCCGACCGCGGCAGAGATCTACGACTACTTTCTGCGCCACGACAACGCGACCGACACGCCCACCAACCCGTCGTCGCTGCCCGTCCCGGCAGGGTCGCCCGCGGGGAACCCGACGTGGGCGATGCAGTCTTACTTCAAGTACATCGCCGAGCAGGCCGACAATGCTGAGGCCGCCGCGAAGGCAGCCACGGTTGCGGTTGGTCAACTGAAGCAGCAGCAGGCGACTGACACCAAGAACATCCTCGATGCCATTGCCGCGATCCAGCCAGGTGATGGCGGCAGTGCCCCGTCGTCCGGCACCTACACCTACCAACCGGGAGCATGACCGTGACCAACTTCGGTATCAGCCTGATCCGCACCTGGGTGCCGATCATCATCGGCTCCGTGCTCAGCTGGCTGGCCATCAATGTTGGCATCGTGGTGAGCGACGACGACAAGGCCAAGCTCGTCGTGGGCCTGACCGCAGTAGTGATCGCCCTCTACTACGGCCTGGTTCACCTCCTTGAGCAGAAGTTTCCGAAGTTCGGGTGGCTGCTCGGTCTCGCCACTCGGCCGCAGTACCACAAGGCCAAGGACGCCAATCCGATGGTGCTGCATCCCGGCGCCACCAAGGCTGAGCTCAAGGCACCGCGGCCCAACTTCGACCCGACCCAAGACTGATGCCGTTCCCGGGTCAGCTCGGGAAACTGCCCGAGCGCGCTGACAAGCCGAAGTTGTCGATCGCCCCTTTCTTACTCAACTACGGCGTAGAGGGGTTCGCCCTACCGGTCTTCCCCCCGTCGCTGGTTCCCCCGGTGATCAACTTCCCGATGGATCACAACGACACCGTTGGCGATTGCGTCGTGGCCGGCGGGGACCACGCCCTGAAGGCGATTGACGTTCAGCTCCTCGGGAGCTACGCCCAGCCTGACGACACCACGTTGCTCCACTGGTACCAAACTCAAAATCCGGGCTTCCGCTCTTGGAGCGATGCCGGGGGTTCCAACGACAATGGGATGGTCGTCGCCGACTTCCTCGACTACCTGATCACCCAGGGCAAGATCCTCGCCTACGGCAAGATCGACACCAGCAGCAAGGCCGAGGTCGAGGCGGCGATTTTCCTCGGGCTCGCGATCGTGGTCGGCGCCGAGCTCACCGAGGCGAACGAGAGCGGCGGTCTCGTCTGGGACTACGTGCCAGGCTCATCGAACGTCGGGGGGCACTGTTTCGTCTGGAACGGCTACTGGCCGCCCCGGACGATCACGTGGGGCTCCGATGATTACCAGACCACGTCCTCCTTCATTCAGCACCAAGTGGACGAGGCGTATTTCATCCTCACTCAGGCCCACGTAGATCATCCTGACTTCCGGAACAACTTCGACCTGACTGCATTCGCCGAAGCCGTGCGCGAAATCACCGATGGTAAGGTTGTTGTTCCGGCCGAGCCGGCTACCCGGACCCTCACCTTCACTGCGGCCGAGTACGCGGACCTGGCAGCATGGGCCAAGGCACCGCACTGGTGGCGCAAGGCGACCAAGGCGGCTAGGGCCGTTCTGGCTGCGATTGGTAGGTCACCAACAGTCTGAGCGAGCAATTCATAGGTTCGCTCAGCGTGTCGCCTTGCTCGACGTGACAAAAGTTGTGTGGTCATCTATCTTGTGCATAATCGGCGTGGTTTCGGCCCCGTCGATTTTTGCCTTCCTGACATAGGAGCCCCGATGGCCTCACCAATTCCGAAGCACCCGTCCGTGCGCGCCAGGCGTAACAAGGACACGGTGATTCCCACCGAGATCAAGTTCGTCGCCGGCAAGCAGCCTCGGCTTCCCGCGGGTTACGAGTGGCATCGCCAGACCAAGATCTGGTGGAAGACCTGGTGCGACTCGCCGCTGGCCGAGCACCTCATGGCCGTTGACTGGCAGACCCTCCTGACCGCAGCGCTGCTGCACAGCGAGGTCTGGACCAACGGGGACCTCCGGCTCATCTCCCAGGTCGTCGCCATCGAGAAGGACTTCGGCGCCACGTTCACCGCTCGGCTCCGGTTGCGCATCCAGGCGCAGGAGGCCGAGAAGGCCGAGACCCAGGGGCAGCGTCGTCGGGCAAGCGCGGGAATGGCTCAGCCGAAGGCGGCTGACGACCCACGCGCAGTGCTCAGCCTCGTGAACTAAGCCGCCATGGGGACGCTCATCGTCCCCCAGTTGGAGCCAGGAGAGCAGTGGCCCACACTCGGGCCGCACATCTGCGATCTGATCGAGGAACGGGCAGTGTTCGGTCCAGGCTCCCTGCGGGGCTTGCCGGCGAAGCTCGACCTGGAGAAGCGCGCCATCATCTACCGGGGCTACGAGGTCTATCCGAAGGGCCACGAGCTCGCCGGCCGTCGTCGCTTCCAACGGGTCGGCGTTTCGGTACGCAAGGGCACGGCCAAGACCGAGCTGCTCGGGTGGATCACCTTCGTGGAGCTTCATCCCGAAGGTCCGGTGCGTTGTGACGGGTTCGACTCCCACGGCAATCCGATCGGCCGGCCGGTACGAGATCCCTATATTCCGATGCTGGCCTACTCCGAAGAGCAAGTCACGGAGCTGGCCTATCAGGTTCTCTACACAGTCGTCACCGAAGGTCCCGACAACGAGCTCTTCGACGCGCAGAAGGAACGGATCCACCGCCTCTCGCCGATTGGCAGGAGCGCCGGTGTCGCACTTCCGCTGTCCAACTCGCCGAACGCACGTGACGGCGCGCGTACCACGTTCCAGTGCTTCGATGAGCCGCACCGGATGTATCTACCGAAGCAACGGTCAGCGCACGAGACCATGCTCGCGAACATGCCGAAGCGGCCCCTGGAAGACCCGTGGGCCATGTATGCATCAACCGCGGGTGAGCCTGGCCAGAACTCGATCCAGGAAGACCTCCACGCCGAGGCTATTAAGATCGCCAGCGGGGAGATTACCGACCCGCAGCTCTTCTTCTTCCATCGTGAAGCTGGCCCAGGTCACGACATGGGCACCCTTCAGGGCCGCATCGACGCCATCAGCGAAGCCACCGGGCCGATCGGCGAGTACGCACCAGGACAGTTCCGCTCGATCGCTTTGCAGTGGGATCGCCCGGGCGCCGATGCCGAGTACCTGGAGCGGGTCTGGACGAATCGTTGGATTCGAAGCCAGCGGCAGGCATTTGACGTCAAGCTTTGGAAGAGCCTGGCCACCGACGAGGAGATCCCGGCCGGAGCCTTTGTAGCGGCCGGATTCGACGGCGCGAGGTTCCAAGACTCGACGGCCATCGTCATCACCGACATAAACACCGGTCGGCAGCAACTTTATGCACTGTGGGAGCGTCCCCTCGACGTCCAGGACTGGGAAGTCCCCGAGATTGAGGTCACCGCCGCCGTGCACATGCTGGCGCAGCGGTACAAGCTCTACAAGCTCTATGCCGATCCGCCGCACTGGACCGAAACGGTTGGTTCCTGGGAGGCCAGCCTTCCGGACCAGGTCGAGGAGTGGTGGACCAACCGGCCGGCCTACATGGCCAAAGCGATCCGGGCTTACCGCGAAGCGATGTCGTCCGGCGCAGCCACTCACGTCGATCGAGGCATCGAGCTTGACCGGTCCTTCGACCAGCACATTGCAGCCGCCGGTCGACACAACGTCAACATGTGGCTCGACGGCGAGCAGATGTTCCTGCTCAACAAGATCCACCAAGACCGCAAGTACGATGCAGCCGTTGCAGGGTTGCTGTCCTGGGTTTGCTACCTCGATGCGGTGAAGTCGGGGGCCGAGGCTCCGGAGGATTCCTACGTTCCCGTCCGCATCAGGTAAAGCCCTGGAGGCTTAGTGGCCATCGAAGTAGATGAACCCCTGAGCGACGGCTGGTGGATTCAGCGACTCTCGTACCGGCTGGTTGACCAGCGTAAGCGCGCCGAGGCGCTCCATGAGCGGTACGAGGGCAAGCCGCCTCTGCCGATCGTGAACGACAACATGCGGAAGGCCGTCGAGCTTTTCCTGCGCAAGGCCGCCACCAACTGGGAGCGGCTCATCGTCGGAGCGCGGCTTCCCCGGCTTCAGATCACCGGTCTGCGGACTCCGCAGGAGACTGATCCGGAAGGCGACCAGACGGCGTTCGCGCGGTGGACCGAAGCCGGCATGAAGCTAGTGGTCTACGACACCCACAAGAACTCCTTCACCATGGGGTCGGGCTACGTCATCGTCGGCAAGGATTCAGACACCGACAAGCTTCTGGTCACCGCGGAAGACCCACGCAACACCATTGTGGAGCTGGACCCGGCGACTAGGAAGGTCGTCGCCGGCCTCAAGATGATCCACGACACTGTGAACAACCAGGACTTGGCCTATCTCTACATGCCAGGTCGGGTTCGTGTCGCCTACGTGGACAACCCGGCGTTGCTCTTCCCGGCGATCCAACTCCCCACCACACCGCCGATCAGTCAGATCAACGGCAGCTCATTCGTCGGATCCTCGTGGAGCTGGGACGACAGTCGCTCGGGCGACATCCCGGGCATGGACAAGAAGGTCTGCATCGTCCCGTTCGACAATGAGGACGGTCTGGCCGAGTTCGAGCCGCACATTCCGCTCATGGACCGGATCATCCAGCAGATCCTCCAGCGGATGACCGTAATCACGTTCCAGGCGTTCAAGCAGCGTGCGGTCAAGGGTCTGCCCAAGGTTGACCCCTCGACCGGTAGGGACATCGACTACAACGACGTGTTCTCAGCCGAGCCGAACGCGATCTGGCAAGTGCCGGCCGCCGCCGAGTTCTGGGAGTCGACTAACGTCGACATCCGGCCGATCCTGGACGCGATCCGGGACGACGTGAAGGATCTTGCCGCCGTGTCGGCTACGCCGCTCTATTCGATCACGCCGGATGCGTCGAACGGGTCGGCCGAGGGCGCCAGCCTTCAGCGCGAAATGCTCACGTTCTCCTGTGAAGGGCACCGCGACCGGTTCACCCCACGGTGGGCTGAGGTCGCCGAGCTCATCGGCCAGCTCTCCGGCGATGTGGATCCGGCCACTCAGCCCATGTGGGCTCCGGTGGAACGCCTCAGCCTCGCCGAGCGCGCATCGTCGGCCTCCCAGCTTCGCCAGATCGTGCCCGTCGAGACGATTTGGACCGAGGTCATGCAGTTCCCGTCGTCCATGGTTCCCGCCCTCCAGACGCAGCGTGCCGACGACATGGTTCTCCAGGTTCAGCTCGCCGCAGCTCAGGCCCAGGCCACCACGGCGGCTACTATTGCCGGCTCTGCACAACAGGCCGGAGCTGCGCCGGACGGGGCTACACCGAACGGAACTACGCCAGCCGGTCCAGGTGGACCTCAGGGCGGTAGTGCTACGGTCAAGGATCCGATCACCGGGAAGGCTCTCCCGATTGCACCGCCCAAGCCGGGCAATGCCACCGAGGGTGACCAGACCACGAACTACGTTCCGGGCTACTACCGGACACCGAAGAGGTCGTCCGCAGCGAAGGCCACGAAGTAGGAGCCGCACATGGATGCGACGGTTCGGGAGCAGGCCCTCAGTCATGCTCAGGCTTGGCTGGGTGAGCTGAACCCACGTCCATCCGTCGAGACGCTTCTGAACGAGGCCGAGAAGTTCGCCGAGTTCCTTGCAGGCAGTGCGCTCGCAGTGATAGAGATTCGTGTCGGCCTCATCCGAGAGCAGGCAGACGGCAGCGTAGCGGACGTGCAACCAGCAGAAGGAGATCCAATGCAGCTTCGAGACACCCAGCAGGTGACCTACACCCTCGCGGGCAAGGACGCCAAGGGCTTCGACGTGGACGGCGAGCAGTTCATGGCCGCATCCTCGGACGAGACCGTCGTGACCGTGACCCAGGATGGCGACACTTTCACCGCCGTCGCCGGTAGCCCGGGCTCCGCGGTCGTCACGTTCACTGAGGCCGTATCTGGTCTCAACGCGACCGAGGCCATCGATGTTGTGCCAGGCAACCTCGCCACCATCGACGTGGTTGCCGGAGACGTCACCGAGCAGCCCACGCCGTAGTCATGTGGCGCTTCGTCTTCCTGGTGCTCGCCGCGATCTGCATGGTGTTCGCGGCGATCACCGGCGCCATCTGGCACCTCGGTGACCAGGACATCAACCTGTTCTACCTCTCGCTGTTCTTCGTCATCGTGGCGGCCATCAAGCCGATCCCGATCCGGAGGCACGCGGGTCAGTGACCCGACCGGTTGACGCTCGGGCTGCACAACTAGCGGTCATCCTGGAAGGTCAAGGCGCTGCCATGCGGCGCCTGACCAACCAGGCCGAACGAATCGCCCTGGCTGACACCAGGAACTTCACCCAGTGGGACAACCCGACTGCCCGAGCTCGATGGGCAGCCGCACTGGCCAAGGGCATCCAGGCCGTTCAGCGGCAAGCCGCTGCGGTCACCAACGCTTACCTTCAGCGAGCCTCAGCGGTCAGCCTCGGCAAGCAGCCGGCCGTCGTCGCCATCATCGATATCACGGCGCTACGGACCGGCATCGACCTCGCTGACGTCTACCAGCGTGTTGGAGCGGCCTTTCGCTTCAACGCTTGGCGCGCTGAAGGATTTGACGCTCGGGCGGCTATGCGAGCGGATCAAGAGGTCGCCCAGCTTCTTGACCCCATCGAGGGCGTGCTGTTCGACGGGGTGACTACTCGACGGCCGATCAGCGCCAGTGAAGCCGCCCTAGATCGAGCCGCATCCCTCGCACGAACCGATGTCGCACTGGCCGCCCGAGCTCAGGCCCACCAGTTCATGACCAAGGTGAAGCCGGAGCCGCTGGGATGGCGCCGCATGATTCACCCTGAGCTCTCGGCCGGGGGAACGTGCGGGCTCTGCGTGGCCGTCGCCGACAGGGTTTACCACAGGTCGGACCTCATGCCGCTCCACGATCGGTGTCACTGCCTTCCGGTGCCGGTCTACGAGGGTGATGATCACGTGGACACGATCACCAAGGATGACCTGAAGAAGGTCTACGAAGACGCGGGTGGCAACACCGGAGTTCTGCTCAAGCGGACCCGGTATCAAGTCAACGAGCACGGTGAGCTCGGCCCGGTACTCACCAAGCGGAAAGACAAGTTCCGCAACCAGCGTGACGTGCGTGACGATCAACAGGTCGACAAGACCGCGACCCGTCAAGCACTTGCGCTGATGGAGAAGACGCTTCCGGATCTTCGGCAGCGGGCACAAGGCGATCCCAGTCTCAACGGTCTACTCACGTGGACCGAGAACCGGATCGCGTCACTGCGTTCCGATCTGGAACGTGTCGCTTAGTCAGCACCCGCCATGGGTGAAGCATCCTGTCAAGGGAGATCAGCATGACCCTGCCAGCCGGCGCACTTCCAGTCGCCACCACCGGCACGCCCGCCACAACCGTGAGCACCACGACACCGTTCGTGACGCCACCGGCACCGCCGGCAGCAGCTCCGGCGCCGCAGCAGACCGCCCCGACGACCACCGACGCGAAGGGCTTCCCCGACAACACCAAAGTCGAGGACATGACCATCGAGCAGCAGGTGGCCTACTGGAAGCACCACTCGCGCAAGCATGAAGGCCGCGTGTCGGCTCTGGGGAATCTCACCCCGGAGGACGTGCAGGCGCTTCAGGCTAAGGCGCAGCAGTGGGATGACGCCGCGGCCGACCGAGGCACGGAGACCGAGAAAGCTGTTCGGTCCGCCTATGCCGAGGCCGAGAAAGCCGTTATGGCCAAGATCCAACCGCAGCTGGTCACGGCAGAGTTCCGTGCCGCTTCTGTTGGACGCATCGACAACGATCGCTTGAGTGCGATTCTCGAACCACTGGACCTCGGGAAGTTCCTTGCCGCCGATGGTTCGGTAGACACCGCCAAGGTGTCCAGCTATATCGACGGAATTGCGCCCGCCATGGGAAGTTCCAACGCGCAGACCCCGACGTTCCCGTCCTTGGGTCAGGGGCAGCACGCCGCACCGACAGCTGCACCTGGCGCCGCCGGGGCAGCCGCCGCTGCGAAGCGGTTCGGCAAGCCCGCTTCACCCACCGCCTGACCCACAGAGAGAGGAAACCCGTCGATGACCACGTTCGGTCTTCAGACTGTCTCCTACGTGACCTCAAGCCGGACGTGGCTCCCCAACGACCACGGCACTGAGTTCATGCCAGGAGTGCCCCTGGATCTGACCGCATTCAACGCCGCACAGATGTATACCGCCAACGGTTACATCGAGTCGGGCGTTGTCCTCGGCAAGATCACCGCCTCGGGCAAGTACGCCCCCTACCTGGACAGCGCTTCCGATGGCACGCAGACCGCGGTCGGGATCATGTTCAACGACGTCTCGGTGTACGTCCCGGGCACGACGACCCTTCAGACCAACGTCACCGTGCCGATCCTGGTGCACGGCTTCGTCCTGTCGGGCAAGCTCAAGTACACGTCCGGTAACGCCGCTGCCGGTGGCTACCTCGACGCCGCGGCCCAGACCGACCTCAAGAACATCGTCTTCTGGGCGACTGCCCCGTAATCGACCGGCCAACCTAGAAAGGAACACTTCCCATGGCACTCATTCTCGATGGGCCGGTCACACCACAGGACGCCACCACGTTCGTGCGTCAGGTCCCCACCCCGGCCGATCTGCTTCTCAACCAGATCCTTCCGAACCGTGTTACCGAGTCGCCCGAGGTGGACTTCAACGTCATCACCAAGACCGGCAACACTGCTCGGTTCCGTGCGGCCGATGCGCCTGCGCACATCAGTCCGCGTGACCAGCTGGCCCTCAACCGCGTGCCCCTGCTGCCCCTGACGGACGCCAAGCCCGTCCTCGGCGAGCTGGACCTCATGCGGCTGTACGGCCTGTCCTACGGTCAGTCTCCGGTCGCGGCTGCGGCCGAGTCGATCTACGACGACCTCGCCAACGCCGCGCTCGACGTCCAGCGGCGGGCGGAGCAGGCTCGCGGTTCGGCGCTCTCGACCGGAACGCTGGTCCTCGCTGAGGGTGGCCTGACCGGCACGATCGACTTCGGTGTTCCGGCCGGCAACAAGGTCACCGCCGGCACGCTGTGGTCGACCACCGCCACGTCGGACATCATCACGTTCCTGAATACCCAGCGCGCGACCTACATCGCGCTCAACGGGTTCGCTCCGGGCGGGATGATCATCTCGACCACCGTTCTCAACTACATGCAGCAGAACGCCAAGCTCCAGTCGATGGCCGTTCAGACCATCGGCCCGAGCCTCCAGGGCTTCGCCGGTCTGATCCCGCGCAACACGATCAACGCGATCCTGGGCACGTTCGATCTGCCGCCGATCACCATGGTGTACGACACCAAGGTGAGCGTGGACGGGAGCAACACTCTCGTCATGCCGGTCAACCTGGTGATCCTGGTGCCGCCGAGCAATGTCGAGCTCGGCTACACCGCATGGGGTCCGACCGTCACCGCGCGCAAGCTCGCCGGCACCGTGGGCCTCGGCTCGGGCATGGTCGGGTTCGTGGACCGTGGGGACGAGTTCCCCTACAAGGAGCAGACCTTCGTTGACTCGTTGATGCTCCCGGTCATCACCAACCCGAACACCATGATGATCCTGACGGTGGCCTGACATGGCCGGCCGCAAGCTCACCGTGCACGTGATCGAGTCGGCTGCTGGGCACCTGGACGAGTACCCGGACGGTCGCATCGAGCTCTTCCCGGGCGACACCGCCCCGGACTGGCTCGAACTGGGCGATCACTGCTACGCCGAGCAGGAAGACCAAGCTCCGGTCGCCGAAGGTGCCGGAGTGGAAGGCACTGCGCTGCCCGCGGTCCCGAAGCCGGGACCGAAGGCCGTGCCGGCTGCACCAGCCAAGAAGTAGCAACACCCACATCGAACAGGGGACGCCGTGACTGACCCGCTCGCGGAAATGACCCCGGACGACCTGGCCGGATTCTGGCGTCCCCTGTCCGATGCGGAAACCATCGTTGCCACGAACCTCATCGACGTGATGTCGTCGGTCATCCGTGGCAAGCTTCCGCTGATCGACACATGGCTCACCCAAGGACTGGTGGACCCCAAGGTCGTTCAGTTCGTGATGAGCACGATCATCGCCCAGATCATTCAGGTCACGAACCGGGCCTCGGCCGCCAAGATGGAGTCGAGGACGCTGGGAACGGCCACCTACACGGTGTCCTACTACGACACCAGCGCGGTCACGAACCAGGCCACGGCGCTCCTGACGCCAGACATGATCTCCCTGCTCGTGCCGCAGTCCTTCCTCGTGAACGACCGCCCCGTCGCCTCGATCTACCAGCAGATGCCGGCCGCCGGCAATGAGCTCCGAGGCTGGTACGGCAATCCGCTTCCGGCCACTGTTCCAGACGGCCTCACTTTCCCTCGGCGTAACAACTGGCCAGGTAATCGTCCGTGACCGATCCGATCGGGGCCATGCTGGTCCACACCGCTTCGGTGAAGACCTACCTGGGCCAAGGGCAGACAGCGGATGAGTACGCCGCACCGGTCGACGTGGCCTGCTACGCCGAAGAGGAGCTCCATCAGGTCACGACTTCTACCGGCATGATCACGGCGTCCAACTATCACGTCTTCACCAGGCTGACCGAGGGTGACAAGTTTCCGCCCAAGTCAGAGGTCACCGTGAACGGCTACACCGGCATCGTGCTCAGTCAGTCCAGGCGTAGCGCCGGCTCGGTGTTCGCCATCCTGGAGCACTGCGAAATCCATCTGACCTGAGAGGGGCGACGTGCCTTCGTCCTTCACCGTGGTCGGCAAGTTCGCCGTCGAGAAGCTCTACGACGTCTCCTCGCCGGAAGCCATTGCCAAGGCTGGCCAGGACGGCGCCGACGTCATTGGTGACGCCTCCCAGAAGCTCGTGCCGCGGCAGCCTTTCGAGGACAAGCGTGGTCAGGGTCACCTCGCCGACGCCATGACCAGCCGTTACGTCGGCGGCAACATCGCTGAGGTTCGCTACCGCTCTGTCTACGCGCACTGGGTGCACGAAGGCGTTGAGTTCAACCACCCTTACGGCGGCTCGGCCAAGTACCTGGAGATCCCCACCATCGTGGAATACCGCAACATCCTTGACGCCGTCGCCGACGCCTTCCGGGCCTTCCTGCCATGACCTGGACCCCGGACCTTCTTACCGGCATGGCCCAAGCCTTGGATGATGCTGGCATCGGGATCTACACCCCAGGGCATTTCACGTCTTCGACTGACTGTGGCATTACCCTGGGGACCACCAATGACGAGTCGGTCAAGGCGATCGCGTTGTTTGCCTACAGCCCGGTTGATCACTTCGTCCTGGCTGACGTCATGCAGCCTGTGCAGATCAGGATCCGTGGCACCCTCGACGTCACTTCAGTCGACACCATCGGGGATGCGATCTTTGATCTCTGGCACGGCACCACTGGGTTGATCTTCAACTCAGTGCACACGTCGATGATTCGACGTAACTCAGTCGTTCCGCTCGGCCGTGATGAGCGGAACCGATGGATGGCCTCCCACAACTACTACGTCAGCGCAAACCGTCCGACCGCTTCTCGGCCGGACTAGCAATACCGTCCTGCAATACCCGCTGCCATGCCCTTGAAAGGACCCGCACATGGCAATCACCATCACTTCTGTCTCGGTGGTCACTGGTTCGACCCTCGGCGGCACGATCTCCAACGTCGTCGGCACGAACCTGGATACCTGTGTCGGCGTCTACCTGGGTAGCGCTCCGGCTGTCATCGTCAGCAAGACGTCTACCACTCTGCGGTTCCAGTCCGGCCCAGGTGCGGCGGCCACCGGCCTTCCGATCCGCTTCCTGGACCCCACCGTGGAGGTCACCGCCACTCCGACCTGGACCTACACCGCCGCGTCCACCACGGAGCACCTCACCACGACCTCCACGAAGAAGTGGCGACTGGACGCCTCCAGCGATGGGGGGACCACCTTCATCAAGGTCCGCGGCATCACCAACCTTCAGCCCACCGTCAACACGACCACTCAGGTCGACTCGGACTACGACTCCGGCGTCTGGGGTTCGGACGCGAAGACGCAGCTCAAGTGGGAGCTCACCGGAACCTGCAAGCGTGGCAAGGGCGACTCCACCGGCGCTTACGACCCGGGCCAGGAGATCCTCCGTGCGGCCCATGACCAGGTCGGCTCGGCCGGATCAGTCGTGGTTCGCTGGTATGACCGGACCGGCGGCCCTGAGGCTTACACCGGCACCTCGTTCGTGCAGTGGTCGGAGGCTGGTGGTGCGCCGGACGCGCTGTCCACCGCTTCGTTCACGCTCGGTGGCCAGGGTGTGCGCACCGTCATCACCAACCCGGTGCTGGCTGACGCTTCACTCGCTTCGTAGCCTCGGAGGTATAGCGGATGCCTTTCGAGGAATATTCGGAGCTGGTGGGCGAGCCGATCGTGCTGCCCATCAACGGACGGAACTACACGCTCCCCCCGGTCTCAGCGGAGGCCGGGGTGGACGTGCTCGGGGTTCTTCGTGACCCAAACAGTGAGGCCGCGAAGAAGCCGGACCTGACCGGGATGCTGTCCATTCGCAAGCTCGTCGGTGACGCGCTCGTGGACGAGATGCTGAAGGACAAAGTGCCCTACGACGCGATGCTTCGCGCCGCCATGGTGCAGATGGCCGACTTCATCTCCGGTCGTGACGCGGCCGAGAAAGCCTGGCATGAGTCGGGCCTGAAGACGTTCATCTCGGGGAGCGCCCCGGAAGCGGGAGCCCCCACCAGGGGGCGCAAGCCATCGACGTCGCCCAGGACCCGGACTTCATCTACGGGCGCGGCGAGTACGACCCGGTCACGGGCCTCTGGGACGAATACGACCTCCCGGAAGAGGGCGCGATAGCAGGGGAGGCAATCCCCTGGCGCAAGCTCTTCGACCTCTGGCCTGTGTTGGTTCGTGACTTCGCTGCGATCTACCACACGGATCTGGAGGACCGCTGGAAGTCGGCCAGCTTCCGGTGGTTCCGGGTCCGGGTGACCGGCATCCTGTCGGACCCGAAGTCGCTCATGTTCCAGTTCCTCCACGCCGACGACAACTCCTCACTTCCCGACGACGGCGAGGGGGATGAGTTTTGAGCGCACCGGGCGGCGGAAGCACCGTAGGCGATGTTGTTGCCTACCTCCGCATGGAGGCCGATCAGTACATCCGCAAGGCGCGTGAGGTCACACGCGCCACGCTGGAGATGGAAGCCGCCCAGCGTAAGCAGCAGATCGCGCTCAACCGGGTCGCCGAAGCGGAGAAGAAGCTCAACGACGCTCAGAAGAGCGGCGATACCCGGAAGATCGCCCAGGCCACCCGCGAGCTCGAAGCGGCTCGGGAGCGGCTCGCCACAGCCAACGATCGTGTCGTCATCGCGGAGAAGAAGCTTCAGGCTGAGACTGAGCGCACCGCGACCGCCATGGAGCGTTCGGCAGCTCGTGGCGCGAGGGCCAAGGAGACCGAAGCCCGCCGCGTAGAGGCTGCCGCGAAGCGGGAAGCGACCGCGTTGGAGCGTGAGTCGGCCCGCGCCGCTCGGACCATCGAGCAGAACGCGCGCAAGCTGGAGAAGTCCAACGCTCGTGCGGCTCAGTCGCAGTTCGACTTCGGTAACCGCATGAACGCGATCATTGCCGGCGCGATCATCCTCGGTCCTGCGTTGATCCCGATCGGTGCTGCTGCGGCCGGCGGCTTCCTTGCTGCGGCTTCCGCGGCCGGAGTTCTTGAGCTCGCGATCAAGGGCATCAAGAAGGAGATGAAGGACGGCACCGCTGTCGGTGTCCAGTACCAGGCCATCTTCGCCGGGGTCAATGACAACCTCAGCACGCTTGAGAAGACCGCTGCCACCACCGCGTTGCCGTTCGTCGCCAAGGGCGCCGAGCAGATCGCTAACGCGATGCCGGAGCTCAACCGGGAGACCAAGCAGTACACCAATCTCCTCGGCGAAATGGCTGACGTTCTCCTGCACGGAGTAATCACCGGCTTCATCACGCTCCAGCCGCTCACGTCCCAGTTCTTCAAGGACGCGCTCGGATGGGCGAAGGGCTTTGATAGGTTCGCCTCCGGCGGTGGACTGAAGAAGTTCACTGACTGGGCGGTGGAGACACTTCCGATCGTTGAGCAGGACATCGGCGATATCGCCTCGGCTCTCGCCAAGTTGATCGTGTCCGCCGCCGGTAGCGGCGTCACCGTTCTGGACTTCCTGGGTGGCATTGGTCGCGCCCTAAACGCGATTCCGCTTTCAGTGCTGAAGATCTTGGTGCCGACCCTGCTGGCGCTTTACACCGCCTCGAAGTTGGCCGCACTTGGCACTGCGATCAATACTAAGGTCACCACCGCTTACACCTCGGCCATGATCCGCAACGCCGCTGCCGCTGAGATCGCGGCTAAGGCTCAGCGTGATCTTGCTGTCGCTGAGGCCGAGGCCGGTGTCGCCGGCAAGGCAGCAGGGGCACCCATTCTCTTCGGTCCCGGTCGGGCGGGGCGTGCTGCCACCGGCACAAGCACGGTCGCCAGAGCTGAAGCTCTTGCTGGGCGCGCTGGTGCGGCTGGCGGAAGTCTGTTTCCGCCGACTGCGGTCCTGTTGCTTGCGGCTGCGCTGGGGCATCAGCTCTCCAATAACCCGATCATTAAGGCGCAGGACGCTACGCGGCTTGCTGGTGGTGGGGTGCGTAACCCGATCAACCAGGGGACGATCGGCAATGCTCTGTTCCGGCAGGTTAACCAGTCGCTTTTCGGTTCACCCCAGTTCAAGATCCCGAAGGCACAGGTCGAGCAGAGCAAGTTCTTCGAGAAGCAGTCGGTCGCCTTTAAGACCCAGCAGGACGCCGCTGCTAATGCCGCTGCCGCCTACGACAAGATCGCCAAGTCGGCGCTGTCGGCCCAGGATTCCCAGAAGAACGAGATGGCCGTGGCTCGCCTCTCGGGCAACGTGCACGACGTGCTGGCGATCTCGCTGGACAACGTCAACAAGAAGTTCCTGGGTACCGCTGAGGCGTCCACCCAGGAATGGCAGGCCATCAACCAGGCCACCGATGCCCTGAAGAAGAACCATGGCGCCATTAAGGGTCACTCCGACGCCGCTCTGGAAGACCAGGCCGCCCTTCAGCAGGCCACTCGCGCGATCCAGGCTCGGTCTCTGGCACTGACCGAGGCGGGGGCCAGTGAGGGCACCTCGATCAACGCGATGGTCAGGGGTCGCGACAACCTCTTCAAGAACCTCAAGGCGCAGGGTCTCCTGACG